GTAAGATTAGGAAGATATTCGGTCTTTAGCCGAATATTCGTTCACGACAGAAAAAAGAAAAGCTGCTTGCTTGAAAAACTAAAATGAAAAGGCCGACTTTACAGCCGACCTTCACAAGGAGATTAGAATTGATTATTTATTGCTTAGGCCCAACCAAGAATGTTCTCTGGATGCTGAGTAGCAAAAATACCAACACCTGAAGTAGATGGATTTGTGATAGCCAAGCTTCCGAAGAAGTTCATTGTTGCACGAACTGCAGGTCCATCACTTGTAGCTGTTCCAGGTTCAACTGTCAAGAAGTCATCAATAAGTAACTTATATGAAGCATCTTCTTTTCCAGCATCGTCAGCACTCATTGGGTCTGGTTTACCTGGTTCATTGTCAGCAACACCATCGTTTACCTTTTCAGCGTTTGTATATACAAAGTATTCTACATAAGCTGAATCCAAGATGTAGAACTTTCCTTTTGGACAATATGGGTCATCGTATACATTGTCAATCCAGTTTGTTGAGAATGCAGCAGCGAAATCAGAGAATCCCATTGTTGCTTTCTTCTTACCCTTTTCAGAAGTCTGAGTAAAGAGTGTATTTGTTGTCTCAATATCTTTTGCTAATTCATACCAGTCTTCATCATTCATGATAATCATATCTGGATTTCCACCAGCTCTACGACATTTCTTCAAAAGAGCAGTAATAGCATCAGCTTTCTTTTCTTTTCCATCTACATAAGGCTGTAAATAGAACTGACCAGCTAAACGGTCTGGAGCAACAGAACGAGTTACATTGTAGAATGGAGTTCCAATATAGCTTGACCATTTAGTATCAGAAGTACCGTCTGCACGACCATTTACGATTGGAAGCCAACCATCAAGTCCCATTGGCATAAGTGGGTTACCAGAAGCATCTGTTGAACCAGCAAGTACGATATACTCACCACCTACAGTTGTATAACCAGCAGCTGGAGTAATTGTTACCTGGTTGTCATCGATACCATCTACAGTTGCTTTCATTACAGCTGAACCATTGAGAGCTGTCTTGAATTCGATTTCAGAACCGATATCAATTTTACCAATTGCATCTTCTGCAAGAGTAATTTTTGCAGCAGCAGTTGTAAATACAGTTCCTACTGTTGGGTAAACACCAATTTCACCATATCCTCTACCATAAAGAGCAGCAGCTAAAGTCTTACGAAGAGCTTCTGTAGCAGCGAAAGCTTTATTTCCAGCTACTTTCATATAAGCACCTCTACGTGAAAGAGAAGCCTGAACTTCCTTAGCATTGTAAGCAAATACAGAGAACAACTGACCTGGAGTTACTTTGAACTCAGCGTTCTTTACGTTCTGAGATGCTTTCTTTTCTGCAACTAAGAAGTCAGCAGCAACTGCACCACCACGAGAATAAATAGCAGCGAAAGCCTGTTCTTTACCCTCTACCTTTGTCTTTTCTACCTTTTTCAAAACTGGAGAGTTTCTCCATAAAAGGTTCTCAACACCGTCTTTGTACCATACCTTCAAGATATTCTTGATGGCAACTTCAGATGTTATAGCCATAAAATTCCTTTTCTTACCTACTGACCGATAAGTGGGTCTTTAGTTTTACTTTTCGATAAAACCGTCAAAGCACTTTCACTGCTTCACAATTACTAATGCTATGCCAAATTTGTATCTATTATTATTAGATTTTTAGACGCCCTGCAAAGCTTGTCCTTGCATTTGAGACATCTGTAATTGCATCAACTGATTATTTACCTGAGTGTTTATTACACCATTAGGATTTTGTAAATCAGCTGCAATTTCATTCTGTAATCCCTGAGAAGCAGCCATTTCAGCAGAAGTCTGAGAATTGATTTTCATCTTTTCTGCAACAGCGAATAATTGCATCAACTTATTGATATCTGCATTGTTTTCTATAGAGTTGGCTCCTTTCAAAGAAAGACAAGTATTTACAATTTCCTCTTGCAACATATCAATTGGAATGTAAAATGGAATGTCGTAATTATCTCTTTCAATACAATCATCGATTACGGCCATTACTGCATTTATGGCATTATTAGCAAAAGAATATCCTTGCTGCAAGTCTGGGATTTCCATAAGTTGTGCAACTCTTGACTGAGGAATTACACCAGCTGCAACTAATGCTTGTAATTGCTGTAATTTCATACTTGGGTCTTTGGATAAGCTTTCAGCAGCAGAGAATTGAATTGTCATATTATCCTGCATTGCAACTATATCGTCCCAAGTAACGTTAGAAGCTCTCAATCTGTTAGGAGGTAAAATATCTCCATCAAATACTTTTATGCAGACTTTTGCCAATTCTACATAACTTCTTATAACTGAATTGAGTTGGGTCTCAAATCTATCACTTTCTATGTCTTCCATTGTAGATAGAGCAACTCCAGAATCCAATCCTTTTGGTTTCTGAGACATAGCAGATAATTGAGATATACCAACAAGCTCATAAGCATGCTGTTTGAATTTTTCCAGCGTTGACATCCACTCTGGGTCCATAAATGGCTCAGTAGCAACTGTAACTGGGTTTCCATTGTAGTTTGGTGGAAGATTATAAGTGATAACCTCACCAACTCTGTTTGACAATTTTTCTACTTTTATGTTGCTCTGTTGTGGAACAAAATATTTGAGAGGTGAAGCCAATTGGGATGCATCTTTTATTTTTGCAACTAACTGGTCTACTTCTTTTTGAATACCATATAATAGGTCAACTACACAAGAAGAAGAGTTGCCTTTTACTGGATTTGAATAGTTTATTGTAACAAAAGGAATAACATCAGCAATATATTCTTCCTCTTTGTATAAATCTAATTCCTGAATATAGATGACATGTTTATGAGCTCTTATATCCCAAAGTTGAATATAAGTTACTTCTTTCAATCTTGTATCTACGTTCAATAAAGAAGTTGGGAAATGTTTCTGCTGATAAACAACTTTTGTAATTTTATCATAAGACTTTTCCTTAGAGTCAATAAATACTTGCCAAGGAAGTGCTCTTATAATTCTTTTATTTACCTTATCAACGAATACATATCCTCTATCAAAAATACAAGCATCTCTGAATGCCAAAGAAACTTGTTTATTTACATCATTTTCTTCAAAGAAAGAATCAAAGAAAGTCTGAGCAGATTTTACAACCTGCATATCTTTGAAAGAACCATTTACTGTATTGATGAATGGTCTTACTTTCTGAGAGGCAATTTTAGATACTAATGTATCAATTGTACTTCTTACAATATTTTCCTGTATAATAGAAGTTGTATCTTCCTCATTCCAAATAGAACCTTGGAAATAACCAACAACTTCATCATCTGAGAGATTTTGTAAAGAAAGAGATGGTGTATATTCATAAACTCTCAAATTACGTAGAGCTTTACTTTTCCATGCACCATTTTTGTTTACATACTCGTTTATATCGTTCAAATATTTTCTTTCTTTTTTCATATTATTCTAATCCCACTGATTTGGTGATGCTTCCTGACTACCAACATTTGCAGCTTGAATTTGTGTATTCATTGGTTGCATAGCCTGTAATCTTCTTGCCAACACATCTTGATATGCTTGAAAAAGATGGTCTTGATTATCAGCTGCACCATAGGAAGGCATCATTTCTCTTGTAATTATCTCTTGATTTCCAAACTGCATTCTTATTTCTCCTTATTTACCAAGGAAAGTCTTACCAGCAGTGCCAATAGCGTTTCCTACGGTTTCACCTATATCTCCTACACCTTTCTGTGCTTGTTTAGCTATCATATGCTGTTTGATAAAGTCTGGTAACCATTTGAAATTAGATGCAACATAATTGGTATAAGCCTGACCATACTTCATATTCTGGAGGTTTACATCATTTGCTTCAATCTTTTGAACCATACTTTCAATATTTCTATCAAGCTGTTCTGGTGTTCTAGAGTTGATGATAGCCTGATATTCATTTGCCAAGCCCATAGATACAAGTTGCTGCTTAGCGGCCTCCATATCAAGTTGAAGTTTTTCAGGAGTAATTTCATTTATCATCTTCTGGTATTCATTAGATAAAGCAGCAGCTTCATTTGCTAAATCTTTAGAAGTATATTCCTGCTGTCCAGCTCTTGTACCAAGTTTAGCCATTTCTTCTGCTTTTGCTTTATTTTGCTGTTCCCAGATAGAAGTATCATGAGAGGTATCAATAGGACCACCAATAAATTGAGCTCCAATATTTCTAAGATTTCTTCCAGCGTTGTTGGCAAAAGCAGCCAAAGCATCAATAATAAGGTAGTTTCTATCAGATTTAGAAATATCTTTATCAAGCCATGCCTGCCAGATAGATTTGAATTTGCTTTCTACTTCTGGACTATCTGTTTCTTCTACAACTTGCTCAAGGTTTTCTTTTACCTCTGGGTCAGATTTTTTATCAAGTTCTTCTTTGGCAGTTTCTACTACTTCTTGTTCTTTCTTTTCCTGTGCTTTTCTTTCTTCAGTTTTTGCTACTGCTTCTGCATGCTTGCCGCCATCAGCAAATACATCAGAAGTTTTTCTCTTCTCTTCAAATGCTTCTGGATCTGTACTTGCAAGTTTTACATCATTCTTTATAGAATCACCAGTAACTGTTGGCTTCAATACAGGAGTTGTATCAACAGTTGGTTTAGCAGTTGCCATCTTGTTTACTTCTTTAGCAGACAATAAGTCTGGCTTGTCACCGATTCTCTTTTTGATTTCTGCTTCATAATCAATGCCGTCTTTTTTTCCTGCCATAGATTATTCCTCTTTTTTCTTTTTATCTTCTTCTATTACAAAGTTGTTTGCAATTGTCAATACTGCACCTTCAAAAACTGGTAAAGATGCTTCTATAGCAGCTAACATAGGTGGATTTACTAATGCCAAAACAGCTGCAGCAATACCAATAACTCCAGTAACAGAAGCTGCTACAACATTATATACTTTTCTACTCATTATTCATCATCCTCTTCTTTTGATTTCTTCTGAGCATCCATCTTTTCTTTTTCTGCTTCCAGGTCGGCAATGAAATCTTCTACTTCGTCAGACTCTTCAGTTCCGTTTTCTTCGGCCTGTTCTTCAGCTTTTTCAACTACTTTTTCTTTTTCAGTTTCGTCAGATGTTGCTTCAGGATTTTCAGCAGCTTCTTCTTTAGTTTCAGCTGGAGCAGTTGTTTCTTCTGAGTTAGTTTCAGTAGCAGCTTCTTCAACTGTTTCTTTTACATCTTCAGCAGCATCTGCAACCTCTTCTGGGTCACCTTCAGCTAAAGCAGCTTTCAAATTACCAACTGCCTCTTCGATGTTTTTAGTAAGAGCTTCTACATACTCGTCATCTGAGTAGTCTGTATAACCATCTTCATATTCTTTTCTACTTTCAGCAACAATGTCAAAATCATCACCATTGATAGCTTTCAAGTCGTGGTCATACTGATGAAGTTTATCACCAAACTTCTCTTCCCAAGCCCTACCTCTTTCATTATCATCGAATTCGTCTTTTGCTTTCTGGTATTCAGATGTAATACTGTCCAACTTAGCATTAGTCTCATCAAGACGTGCTGTCAATTCCTGTACAATATTTGTAAAGTGTTGAAGTAATTCATTCTCTTCCATTATTCGTTTTCTCCATTTATATTTTTATTAGATTTATCGGCTTGTAGCTCGTCAATCTCTCTTTGTAACTCAGCAGAAGCAGATGTAATACTTTCCAAAAGGCGCCACTGGTCGACCTGTTTTATACCTTCTTCATTCTCTGTTACTGTATCTCCAAATAAGTCAGTTTTTTCCAAAGATTGAGCAGTAGTTCCAACATGAACTTCATCATCTTCTCCTGGCTTTTCTGGGTGTTTATATTTATACATAATGCTTTCAATCTGTCTTAGTGAGTCTTGAATGTCAGCATGAGGCAATCCAGAATCGTTGTTTACAGCAGCGTTAGCACTAGTCTTTTCATTCTCATCTGAAATATTCTTTATAGTTTTTGTTGCATCACCTAATGTCTCTAATCCGCCAGCAACTGCTTCTGTATTTGCCTTATAATTTATATCTGCTTGGTTCATAAGTTGCTGAGCTTGAGCAGTTGTATTATTATAATGACCAGCAGCTAAATTCTGAGCATTTGCGGCACCTTGATTGAAATCACCTAATGTATTTGAAGTATTGGCAATCTGATTAGCACCTAATTTAGCAGAAGTAGCAGCAGTTGGACCATTTACGTTTCCAGCTAATGCTTGCAATCTTTGTGCATTATTATTTCTTGCATTTGCCATACCTGAAGTTGTCATTCTGTCATATAATCCAGAGCCACTATACTTTTCTGCTGCACTTCTTACTTGATTGGCAGCATTTTGGTAAGCATCAACTCTTTTCTGATTTTCTACACCAGCAGTAACACCATTTACAACGGCACCTGCTATTGTGCTTGCTATAATTCCAATTATTGCTCCTGCTGCCATTATTTATTCTCCTTCAACTTATCTAATTGAGCTTTCAATTCAAACATTTTCTGTGCTTGCTCTAAAATCTGAGGTGTCATATCTTTCTTTTGGTGCTCCGCTTTATTACTGTAGTAATTTTTGATGAAATCTAAATCAGAACAACCACACTTTTCATTTTCATCTGATGTTCCAAACAAAGAAGCACCTGTTGATAATCCTTGAGCTGCACCAGAAACAGTAGCACCAGCAGTATTCAATGCAGCACCTTTCTGCATATTTTCTGCTTGTTGCTGTAATGCATTTGCTTGACCAATTTTATTCAAATAATCTGCTTGAGTTGAAGCAGCAATTCCAGCTAATGCATTATTTACATTACTTCTGTTTGCTAAATTAGCTTCACCCATCATACCAGCTCTTTCTTTATTCAAACCAGCATTTTGGGCTTGAATTGCAGAAGTAGTTGCATTCTGTTGAGCTTCTGTTTCAGCTAATTCACCAGCTGCTAATTCTGTTTGTTTAGCAGTTTCTGCAGCTTCTTCAGCAGCTTCTGCTTGCTCTGTTTGTTCTTCCAATGCTTGTTCATAATATGTTTCTTCACCATTTTCATCTGTAAAATATCCAGGTGAATGAGGTGCTGGCTTTGTGTAATCATAGTCTTTGGTAAAGTCTTGAGATTGATCTTTCCAAAAGTCACAGAAAGTTTTCAAATCTTCTTCTTTGAAACCAGGAGTGTGTTCTTCTCTGTATTCAAGCATGAAAGATTTCCACATTTTTTCACGAGTGGCTTCATCTGCATTTGGATAGTTTTTATCAATGTATTCTTTTACAGCATCATCATCTAATCTGTCATCAGCTACTTTAGTTTCTTTTTCTGCTAATTCAGCTATTCCTTTACCAGCAGCCCAAAGACCACCAGTTGCTCCAGTGAGAACAGTATCCCACCAGTTCCATTTTTGATGTTTTATTGCATTTTCATTGAAAAAAGAATTATTATATCTCATTACTTCTTTCTCCTTGCCCAATAAACAGTCTTTGATAGAGTAAGTGGTGCAGTCTTCTCATTCTCATCTGAAGTACCAAAAGTAGAAGCATTCGAAATCCAGCTGTTGTATTTCTGGTTAGTTGGAGTAGCACTTTCTGTTGGCATAACATCATCAGAAGAAGTTGTTGCTGTAGAACTTTTACCACCTGCATTTGTATAATTTACTCCACCCATATCAGAACCAGATTGAACTGTCATTGTAGACTTTGCTTTATTTTCTGCATCATTTACATTGTTTGATAGGGCATCTGCTTGACTGTTAGTTGCTGCATTAGTCGGTTGCTGAACACCTGAAGTGGAAGCTGGCGCATTTGTTGTAGTTTCTGTTGGAGCTTTTGTTGTTGCTTTTTGTCTACTGCTATACCAGTTCTTCATATAGTCTTCCAAACCACGAATTCTGTTATTTTGAAGATATGTATCTTTGTCGTTGAAATAATCTAAAACTGCTTGCTTTGCTTCATCTCCATATTTTGCAGCATAGTCCTGTAAGAGAGCATCATCCACTTCACCATTAGCTGTTTTGGTATAACTTTTACCATAATATCCTGGGGTTGTAGTTGTAGTAACACCAAGTGTTTTTGGTGAAACTAAAGTACTTGCACTTCCATCTACTGTTGTTGCTGCTTTTGGTGGTGTATATCCTTCTGGCTTTCTCAATGCACCTGTCCATGTACCGCCAGTTGTATCTGTTGAATAGCCTTTTAGTTTTTCAAAAGCTTTCGTGAGAGGATTAGTCCAAGGTCCAAACATTGTATCCATATTTTCTTGTTTTCCTTATAAAATTATTAGATTTATTGCTAAGTGCTAACGCTTAGTAAATATTTTTTACCCTGCTGTAGTCTGCATTCTGGCCCAATGAATTCAAATAAAGAGCCATTGAGTTGTCATAAATCTGATTTAGTCCTTCATTTGCAACATTCTGTTTAGAAATCATTCTAATGGCTACATTTGCAGCTAAAAGAGTGAAATACAATTCATTAGGGAAGTTCAATAGAGTGTCTGGAATAAGAGATTTTACAACTATGTCAGTTCCAGAAGAACAAATAATTCCATAGTTTGTTACGCCAAAATTGATTGGTGAATAAATATCTATGTCAACTTCTTCTACTGAGCAATCTTCATCTACTAAAATCATATGATAGCCATCATTTCTTGTTAGGATAAAGGCGTCTTTATTGTCAAATAAATCTTTTAGTGCAAAAACTGCTCTATTCTCTAATGTATCATCTTCCAATTCTACTACAACTGCATCCTCCATTTCAAATGCCTTTCTTCTGTAATTTATGTAAAGTTTTGTTGAGTCAAAACCAATTGTAAAGTTTGGAGTAATACAACCATTATCAGCATTTACTTGATTGAACTGTTGAGAACCAAATAAGTATAATTTATCATCTAAATTGTAATAAACATAGCCATTCCAGTCCTTGTAAATACCAGAAATTGGCTGAGGTAAATTAGCAGTAAAGAGTTCATTACCATCATAGTCATAGTAAACTAAAAGTTCATCAGAATAAACTAAGATGTGGCCATTTCCTAATACATAGGTATAACCAGAATTGTAAGCAATTAGTCCATTTGAAATAATTTCTTGAGTTACAACATTCATTACATAGATGTTATTATCTGCATGATACATAATTGAGTTTGAAACTGTATCTAATGAAATGCCGTTGATATGTACATCTTCTATATCTCTATCTGGGAATGAAAGATAGGTTGGTGTCACATAGTAAGTCATTATAATCTTACCAATTGGAGCAGCGCCATAAATACGAATTCTGTCATTTACTACTTCATAAGAATAATCATTCACGCCATCACTTTCTACATGTCTGGAAAGTAAACGACCCGAGCATTGCTCCTTTATAGAATAAATACTGTAAAGGTCTGATGGCATTGCATATTCTACATAGCCATTGAACCTACCAGCATCTTTCAATTCTACTTCTTTTACAAATTGTTTGTCGGCATTATTTATGAAAATCTGATACATTTCACGCCAAGCATCCTGAAGATAGTCTGTTATTTCTTTATGAGAAAGAAAGTCGGTATTTTTCAAATCAGCCATTTGTAAGGCTCTTTCTACTGTTTCAGAAACTGTGTATTTCATCTTTTATTCTCCTTATTCGATTCTAGTATACTTATAAGTTGTAGTGGCAGTACCTGTTTGTCTCATTGATACAGTAACAGTCATGCCTTTCTTATAAGGGAAAACGCCAGTAAGGTCATAATTGACAACATTTCCATCTATTGCTATTTGACAAGCTGCAATATTTGCCGAACCACTTGTAATAGTGAGATACAAAGTTCCATTCTTTGAAGCCGTAAAGTTTATTTTTTCTGTTAGAGTAGTAGATGAAGAAGATATTGAGCCAGAAGTTATTGTGTAGCCATAATATTCATCATTACTTACATACTCTTCACTAATGGCATCCATTATATCAATAGGTAATGCAACATGTTTTGCTTTGATGAAATAATTTACACCTACTGCTTTTACTTCGGTTGTATTACCATTACGACCAGTCGTAATTTCGCTTGCTTTTGCTAATGCAGCTGTTGTATAACGACCAATCTGAATATCACCTGAAGTAGATACAGAAGTATTTACAGTATTCAAGTAAACACCAGAACCTCTTGTAATATTATGTTCGTGGTCTTGCAATCTATCTTCAATAAACTGACCTAATGTCAATCCAGTAGAAGAATAGTGATTAGTAGTAAGAGAAGAAAGGCCGATACCTTTCAAAGCAACTTCTCTCAAATCAATTGTAAATGTTTCATTAGTTGTATCTTTGAAAACATCTGGAATACGTTCATACAATTCTGGATAAGCAGCTTTAGTATAAACTGTACCATCACATTTGATATAGCCAGATGGAGCAACTGCTAAAAAGGAAGCAATTACAGTTCCAATTGGTGTTTCTGCATAAAGTGTACTGCCAGTAAGTGGCTCTAATTTATTATTTTTCTTTTGATAAAACATACTATTTTTACTCCTGTGCTAAATAAACAACTGTACCACTTCCAAGATTAGTAGTGGCAGCGTCAGATTGGTTATAGATTACAAAACCATAAGAAGTAGATGTATCAACTCTTCCTTTATAGTTTGCATAATCATCAGCTGATATTCCTGCTGTTTTATATAAAGGTTTTAGCTCATCTGGGAGATTAGCAATAACAGTTCTATTTCCACCGACGTTTACACTAGTGCCTGCAACAATATTTAGCCACGAAAGAAAAACCATTCTTCCGATTTTTGTTGCTTTTACAGAACCAGATGTAATTTGTGAACCTGTTATTGGTAAATCATAATCAACACCTTTTATATAATCATACACCGCACCACTTGATACTGCATTAGGGTTATCTTCTTCTACTGTATCAACTATTTCAACAACGCCCTCACTTTCACCAGCTTTAGTAGCAACAATTTCATTCTCTTCAATGTTTGCTAAATCTAAATCTGCTGCGGCTTTGTCAGTATATATTTTTATTACTTCATTATTTATTTGATTTAGTGTTTGGGAACTTCCCTCACCAGTTGTATAAAATTGCTTTGCCATTTATTTCTTCTCCTTCCTAGACATTCTACCTGGCTTGAATCCACTTGGGCATTCAAGAGCACGAATATTCTTGATTCCATCATTGAACCATTTAGTTCCTCTTACTGCATTTCCTCCTGCTTGGATACATCTCATTCTTGATTATCTCCTAAAAGAGGGTTGTCCAAATCTTCAATAGTAACTAATGCATGCTCTGGTATATGGCCAGGCTGTCCAGCAGGTATAAGTTTTGCAGTGTTGTAAGTTGCCATATTTGCAAATACAAAAGAACTACCTGTAGAAGATGTTCCCCAACCATAAGAAACATCGCCAGTTACAGGGTCTACAGAAGATTTCCATACCTGTTCACCACCAGTCGCAGGAGTATTTGTTGCTTTTTCATTTACAGCGTCCCAAACTAATGGAGCTCCGTTAGTCAAATCTGCGCTTTCTTCTCTTGTCAGAATAGGCTCTTGAACAGATGAGTCTGGCTCCATGAATGAAATTGAAGTATAGAAATGAACCTCATGATGGTTGTCGACTAAAGGGTCTGGTGTCCATACAATTGGTGTACCAGCTAATTCTACTTTCTGTGTTACATTATTATAGATTGCATTTGGATAGTAAGTTGGCATAGAAACTGTTGGGTCATAAAATAAATGCTCTGTTGCAGAAACTGATGAGCTTACCTTATATGCTTCAATATCTGTGAATACCTCAGTGTATCTTGTAACTGGGTAATTTTCTGGGAATAAAGTTGCTTGAGAGAAATCAGTATTTCCATAAAAATAAGCACGGTCAACCAGCCAAGTATTTGATAGAGGAGAAACTGCTTCACTGGTTTGTGTAGAAATTCTAAAAGTACCAGTATTATCAACTGTAATAGCGGCGTCTTTTCCCAAGTTGTTGTAGTTATGGAAAACAAATCCAGAATAATCACCAGCGGCTAAAGGAGTTGGGTTGTTAGCTCTCAATACAATCCAGTCACCATCTGCCTGAACATTTTCAACTTCAGAAGAAATAGTAACACCTCTTACTTCAAGGTCACCAGCAATAACAGCATTTCCATTTATGAAAGCATCTCTTTCTATTTCTATAGAATGAATGGTAATATCTTTTTTTACTCTAAAAGATTTAGTAGTTGGGTCATACTCTACAATACCATCCAATGCTTTATCTGAAGGATGAACTGGTATAAGAGGAGCTCTTTGTTTTACTCCATCTACTGTAAATAATATACTTGCATTTATCATTATCTTTCTTCTCCATTATGACTAAACTTTTGAATAACATTGCTCCCGCAATAGATTCCGAATAGGGTTCCAACTCCAACTGAAACATCTACTTCCAGAAATGCACAAACAACAATTGTAATTAGAGAAATTATGAAAGCTGCGAATTTTCTACTGTTGTACTTGTTCATTTTTCTTTATCTCCATTTGTTTCTGTATCTTGAGAATTTCAACATCAAGACGTACTTTCTCCATTGTAGTATTCAATTGTTTCAAAGCATCTAGTACAGCTTTATTATTCTCTGCCTGCAATTGTTTCACTTCTTTTATATCCTTTTCATTCTGATTTATTCTTGAAGAAAGTGTTGCTGCTTTCCATACTAATGCGCAGAAAGGTAATAAATAAAGTATACCAGCAATTACAATTCCTGCTTGTTCCATTATTCATCCTCCTCAATCAAGAGAGCTCCATTTGAATAATCTGTCAAACCTTCTATGTCTGAAGCTTCTCTAACCCAATGCTTATAAGTTGGATGACCAATTCTTTCTGTTCCATAGCCAGTAGCACCAATCAAGTTTTCAAAATTACCAAAAATAATTCCAGTTGGTGTAATCTTTTCTACTCTGCGGAAACCTTGGTATAAGTCAATTGGTAATCCTAATACATTATAATTATAATTACCACCATGATAATAAACTAATCCATCTGCACTTGCTAATGGCCTTTCATCTTCTGGAAGATTTAGATATGGCAAAGTTGTTGAAGTTTCTGTTGCACCTGTTGGAGGTACAAAACCGGTTCTAACAGAATCTGGATAAACATTGTAATACTGGTCTACATATTCATGTACTCCCATATCAATACAAGCATCATCAATTGGAGTAATATGGCTTCCTTGAGCAGGTAATACTGGGCCTGAATAGAATCTTGGTTTATTAGTTATTTGATTTGTTGCTTCTACTTTTGGAGCAGTTACATTTCCTGCATTCCATACACCATTAGTTACTGTTCCCAATTGAGTAATATTTCTAACAATTTCATCATCATATTCAAAAGAACCATCCCAAGAAATAAGTGTCTGGGCATTCAAAAGTGCTTTATTTCTAATTGTCGGGGTACTATCAACAATAATTGAGCCGTTATCCAATTCAACAGAACCAACTGTCTGTAATTTAGATTTATCAGATATGTCAGTCATTACATAACCATTTGTATTTACATCGGCTGTATCGAATTGTCTTTCACCAGAAATAAGATGCCATTTATAGTCATATTTATACTCGCCAGTAACTGGGTTGTAAGTTGTAATTTCTTCCTTTGAAACATTTGCATAAGCTGGTGTTTTTATTCCTGCGCCTTCTACAAAGTTACTATTAGTTATACCTTCCTGTACTACAACTATAACACCATTTATATCAGTAGTAGAAAGATTTAGGTCATCAATTGTATTTACAGAAGTAAAGTATTGCCAGCCATCTCCTGTTTCTCCACCACCACCTTCTGATGCAACAGTCAATATAAAGCGGCCTTTCATATCTTTCAATGCTTTTACTGTAAGACCAGTTGTATCATATTCTGTATAAATTGTTGGTGGATTTTCTCTCTCTAATGAGTCATTTATCCAATAAAGGTTTTGTGTTTTATCATCTGTTTTACCAATCAATACAAATCTGTCGCCAGCATAAGCAATTGCTTGTAAATATGTTCTTGAAGAAGTATCATATACAACATCAAGATAGGCAATTTCATTGTGAACAGTTGCAGACCAAAGCATATTACCTTGGTTGTCTTTAGAAATAATTCTATAAGTACCATTATGGAATTGTGGCAACTCAATAAATAACTGAGATTGAGGTTCATCAATAAGCTGATTGTTTACAGTATGAGTGATATTGTTTGTATCTAATTTCTGCTGAACTGTAAGATTAGCAATCTCAGAATTGGTTACTGTTTCATCTGTAATTGAGGCATTATCTATAGTAGAATCGGCTACATGTTCTGTAGAAATACGTGCATCATCAATAAAAGCTGTTCCAATATTTGCAGTATCTAAATAAGAAGTAACTGCATTCAATATTGCTGCATTTAGATTTGGTATATTTACATTATCAAGAGAAAGATTAGCAAATGTTGCATTATCTGCACTAATGCTCCCAGTTGATATGTTTGTTGCAGATAAAGAGTCAATAACTGCTCTACTAATTGTTGCCAAAACAGAAACTGTAAGGTTTTCATCTGTAATTGATTTGGCATTTATAACATCAGCGGCAATGTTTGTAACTTCTGCTCTAATTGCTCTTATATCATCTGCATTTAGATTTGTTGCAGTCAAAAGTGAAGTTGTAATTGTATTTGCTAATTGAGCTACAACATCATCTACATGAGCATCTAAAGCAGTAAAGTCGGCAGCTAAATCATTTATTCTTTGAACTAAATCATCATAAAGCTGCTTCTCTTTTTGCTCTGCTTCAATCTGTTGTATTTTGTCTTGTTTATCTGGCCAAAGTGTTCTCATTCTTTCTGTTTCCTATTTATAATTATTAGATTTACTGATTTCACAACAATATAAGTATATACATTTATCTATATCTTATCTTATTTTTTTTATTATTATTATCTATCTTATTTATATTTATAATTACTATTAGTAAAAATATTGATTTTGAACTAAACATTTGCCATACAAGGAACAGACTGTGCACAACCACCATGGTTACACAATCTACTGTCACAACAAGCTGTATAACTACAAGGAGTTGATTCACCACAATCTCCACCATCAGTACAAGGAGTATGTGAACATGGTGGAGTATATGAGCAATCTTCACCACCACAACCGTTACCACCTCTGCAGAAAGTACACTGACCATTTATACAGCCACCACAAATGTTACCTTGCCAACTACCACAGTTTGCAGTTCCAGAACATCCCTCTTGACCACAAGTATAAGTTCCGCCATCGCATGGATTGCAGCTTGGAGTTGGACTATCTGTACAAGAAGAACCACCTCTGCCTGAAGTACATCCTTCTGTTCCTCCAGAATTAGATGTTCCTACACATGGTGAGCATTGTCCACAAGAAGAATCAATAGTTCCATGGCAGTTATCGCAATTGTCAACTACTATACCATGACATAAACTACAAGGAAATGGTGTCAAATCACCTTGTCCAGAAACAGCTTCATAAGCCGGTCCACATTGAGAAGTATCTCCGCAGTTACTATAATCTGGTCCACATGCAAACCATCCAGCATCACATACACCGTCTCCATCTACTGAAGTATATTCTCCACAGTCGCAAACTACACAGCTTGAGATTGCTACATCATAACAGCCAGATGAGCAAGAGAGTTGTTCTGTTTGACATCTATTACATTCTTCTTTCTTTTGACCAGCTCCACAATCCTGACCTTCTTCACAGCTTTGAGTATCGCAATTACCAGAGTTGTTATCATGGACGCAGTTACCAGAAGAGTTTGCACTCGAGCAATCTCCTTGGTCATTTTTTATAATACAATTTCCTGTATCATTAGCAACTTCGCAGTTTCCACTAGTGTTATCTAGATAACAGTTTCCATCATTATTATCACTTTGACAGTCTCCCCCAGTATTAGCTGATTGACAATCACCATCATTTTTAGTACAATCGCCTTCATAATTGAATTCCCAGCAATTACCAGAAGAATTACTATCTATACAGTTTCCACCACCTGCATTGGCTAAATTACAATCTCCTGACTTGTTAGAGAATTCGCAATTACCAGAAGAATTACTATTTATACAGTTTCCTGATTTGTTATTTGACCTACAATCACCTGCTTCGTTTTTAGTATCACAGTTTGTTCCTTCTTTATTTACAAGAAAGCATGTTTTTATTTTTTCGCCAGTTTTATTGATATTCCTACAGTCGCCTGAAGTATTTACGCCTTCACAGTTTCCAGCATCGTTAGCAACACCACAATCTCCTGTATCATTTCTACGGTTGCAATCACCGGAAGCATTATGAGTTTCGCAATTACCAACGTCATTACCCATATCACAGTTTCCATGAGCATTTGCTGACTCACAGTCTCCTTCGCTATTATCTTCTAAGCATACATAGTTGTTATTTGAAATAGTGCAATTACCTGCAGAATTGACTGATTCACAATTTCCTTCAAAATTATCTGTTTCACAGTTTCCACTAGAGTTATAGTGAATACAGTTTCCTGAACTATTATCAGTATCACAACCTACCTGGCTATCTGCAGTACCACAAATTGATTGAGCTCCACCATCACATTCCACACAAATTGGGTCATCTTTTATAACTACATCTGGTTCATCTGTTTGAGAGCTATATAATACACAAGTAGATTCGGTCATATTAGCAGCCCAGCAGGATTCTCCATCCTCTGCAGTTTCACAGCCGGGTTCAGAACCACCCTCTTCGTTCTCACAACCCTCTTCTGGCTCATCTGGTGTTGTAGGGCTACTTTCTGCACAAACAGGAGTATCATCGTAAACAGGTTCATAGTCACATTCATCTGGGTTCCAATCAGTAGGGCAGCCACTATCATCACATTCTGAAGCTTCTCCACTTTCACCACATGGCTCATCTGTTAGATTGCATCCTTCTTCTGGATATGTTGCATGTTCTGGTCCACATTGATATGGATTATCTTCTGACTGACAATAATCTATACAAGAAATGGTTGTATCTATTTCTTCTACAATTGCTTCAGTTTCTTCAGCTGCAGCAGTTATAATATCAGCAATTTCAGTAAGAATGTCATCTTTGTTTATTCCATTATCTTCCAATGCTTTACCAAAGTCATCTGCAGTAACTACAACATCGCCTGAAAGTTTGTTGATTATAGACTGCAACATTCTTATTTCATCATATAGATCGGAAAGTTTATTTTTTATATTTGTCTGTGCTTTATCAAGAGCGGCCCATCTACTATCAAACATTTTTGAAGCAGAAATTGATGAGCGGTCGAGTTGTTGCTTTGTAAGTGCGTCGAGTTGTAACATCTTAGTTTATCCTTATACCATCTAATAATTCTTGACATATGAAAGTTATTCTTCTGAGTTCTTTTTCCAACTCTAAGAGACGTTCATATCTATCTTCCAATAAAGCCTGTGCTTCTTCCAACTTAGTTAGAGAAACGTCCATATCTCTAACTACTTTTCTGTTATCTCTATTTATCTGATTTACAGAGGTGTTATAATCATTTACAGTTGGTTTAGTAATAAGATTTTTAGTACGTAACATTTATTGCCTCCTTTATCCATAATAATATCCTCCTACTGCCAATCCACATAAGTCTTCTTCATTTATTTTATCATATTTTCCAGAGTCACATACATAACAACCTGTATAACAAACTGACTGGCATTCATGACAGTCAAAACAAGATTGACATGAGTCGCAATTATTACAGCTATTATCTGTTTGGCAGCTATTACATGATTTACATTTGTTTGACTTATCATAACAGAAATCACAATGTTCACAGCCGGTATGACATATTTGGCAGGTATTACATGTTCCTTGGCAGGTATCACAAGTAGTTTGACATTCATCGTAGCAAGAGGATTGACAGCCTACGCATTTATTGCATATAGTTTTATCATTAGCTATACCTGAGCATTTATACTCTGTACTGAAACAGCCTTGGCAAGAATAATTCATAGGACAGGTAAATGAAGCATCACATGTACTATAAGGGGTTTGGCAAGCAGTATTACATAAATGGCATGGAGCTACACAGGCTTCGCATTCATCACAACCTTGGCAGTCATTACATCCTTGGCAATTATAACACTCTGATTGACAGCTATTGCATATAGTTTGACAGCTATCGCAATCTGTACAGTAATCATAATTATTGCAAGTATCATAACAAATCTGGCAACTATTGCATGAAACGCATGTTCCATAGCACGATTGACATGTATTACATGTTTCGCATTTATCACATTCACTACACTGAGATTTTATACAACCTTGGCAAGTTTCGCATTGCGCAATCTGGCTATCATAAGTATTAGTAAAACACAACTGACAGCCCGTACAGAAGTCATTTCCATCATTTTCGCAGTTGTTCCATTTATTAGTTGCTCTTTTTACTATTTTATCTCTATCTGTTTCTTTACCTAAAACCATATAGACAGAGCCCTCTAATTTTGTCATTAGAGAGACTGCTTTTGATAAAGAAGAAAGTACATTTCCCATTCTCTCTGAAAGATTAGCTGATGTTGTAGCTGCCTGAATATAATTGTTGGAACGGCTGGAAAACTTTCTTGTTTCCTCTTTAGCCGAACCAACAATTGATTTCAGAGTTGTATTTCTTGAAACGTCTTTTTCTTTATCTGTTGCTGTGTTTGTTACGTGGTCGAGTATTTTTACTACCATAATAATTTATCTCTTATTATTATTAGAACAATTGCAATTTCCGAAGATATTATTGTAAATTCTCTTCTGTTCCTGTTTTACCGCGAATTGTTTGTTATTATTGATTGCTTGCTGAAGCCACATAAATTCTTGTAAAGTCTGTTCCCATCTGTAGCAGTAATTGCATTCTGTAGCGAATTTTTCTGAACCACAAGGATTGCATTCATGAGCGAATTCATATCTACAACCTTTACAATATTCTGGCTGAACTCCGCCTGGGTTTGAAACACAAGTATCTGCATCAATAAGATTGCATTCTGAGTATCTTCCAGTTGTATCTAAAACGAATGTTGTAGAGTGCTTTTTGTTTACTTCTGGGTCGCCAATGTTGTGTTTATATCTCTGGAATGCTCTACATGCTCCATTAGAATAATCATGGTCTTTCTGATATTTGAATCTGTTTATTTGTCCATCAATATACGATTTGAATGGTTTGTATTCTAATCTTGTATTTAGAGTTGGGTCTAACATAATAATACCAAAATGTTTATACTCATTCATATAATCAGAAAGTACCCAGCCTAACTCTGGCATATTATATAATTTTGCCATTTCTTTATCATCTCTAAAATTGAGATTTCCAAGAGGCACGCCTTTCAACTGCTCATATTCTTTACCATTGAATAAGCCTTTTGTATTCTGTGCCTTTATATTGTATTGTCCATCATAGATATGGTTTAGTTTGATATAAAGGCCATTATATGAATTTATCAATTTTTGGTCTTTACAATTACCTGCATAAATCTCTGGGAAGATTTCTTTCAATTTGCCTACCCAATAAGAGTGGTTGCCAAAAATTGAATTATTCCAGAAATTGAGTGTTGTATTTACTGCATTTAGAACGCCTTCTCTCATAAGAGCTCTTGCATTAGGAAAGTCCATTGGGTCTATATCATTTGTTCTAATCCATTGTCCCAATCCATCATGGCTAATCTGTAAAGTCATATGATGTTCTCTAAGGAAATCGCAAGCTTCATCTCTAATAATTGGCAATCCATTTGTAGATGTTGAAATATGACATACAAATCCACGTTCTTTACAATAACCTTCCAAGAATTCTGTCATATCTCTTATACAACATAATGAAGTAAGTGGGTCTGCACACCACAAATCACAATGAAAATCAACTCTATCATATTTATCTCTATTCTCTAAAATGGGTTTTATCTGTGGGTCGTTGTCAAATGCTTTAGTACAAGCTTCTCTATCAAATACAAACTCAGAATAAGATTTTTCATCAATCTCTTCTATTGAGGCAAGAAGCTTCTTTTCATCAACTGTACCTGTAATACCTTTTACACCCATATCATATTCCATCTGTCTAGCAGCAGAACAATATCTACAGAAACCACTGCAGGAATGAGAACCATTTGCAGTAAAACTAAAACTTACTCTTTTATTCATTTTATTCTTTTTCTCCTATTACAGTAAAAATATCTCTTTTATAATTAGTATCTTTGTTATTTCTGATTACAATCTTATTGCCAGCCTTATCATATAATTCAATATCCCAGTCATATTTATCTTTCATCTTGCGTAATAATTCCAAAGAGTCATCATCCGACAAAACTAAAATATGGTCTGTTTTCTGGTTTAGTTCTAATAAAGTTTGGGCAGCTTTTATCTGCTTATTCAACTCCACCCTTTCTTTCTTTACTGCTTTTCTGTCCTCATCTAAGAGTTGCTGGGCTTCTAAAAGTTTTTCAGCAGTTTCTCTATTTGTTTTTACTATTTCTCTAATTGTTTTGAACATCTTGTGAAATCTCCTTTGCTTGCTTATTATTATCAGAAAGGGAAAGTACCTCATATGCAAATTGCCTACTAATGTATAAGACAGCAAATAAAGCATTTGGGTGGAAAACATCATCATCTAATTCATGAATGATTTTACCTGTTTCCTCATCTCTCTTCCAAATTGTATTTTCACATTCTTCATTTATCCAACAATCTTTTGGAGTAGAGAATGTACCATTTTTCATCCATTCTGAAAGCTGTTCTAGACCATATTGTAAATCATATTTATATGCGGTGCAAACGTTGTTTAGATGTCTTTGATAATACAATTCAGCTGTAATAGCTTTCTCGTTTGTATCTGTAATAATCATTGGAATGCTATTTCCTAAAGGCAATTTTTTAGCATTCTCAACTTGTCTTTCTACTTCGTCACATAAAGCTGTAACGGTTTGTTTATCATTACACCAACAATCATAAATGTAAGCTTTCTTGTCCTTTACTAAAACTGTAACAACTGCAGCCCTATCATCATAACCATAGTCAACACCTACATAAGCTCTTTCCCATACAATATTATCTGGTAATTTGTCATATTTCATATTATTATGGAAAGGCATAGCATCAAAGTCAGCTGCATTCATATCTCCAAAATACTCTCTTTTTATGAATGCCGAGTCGGGAGAAACTGAATAAAGTTCACAAGCTTCTTCAATTACTTTATCTCTGTTTGGAATAAATGGATTATCCATAAATGTCCAATGATACTTTGCTGGTTTAGTCGATTCCCATAATTCATGAACAAATCCATTTGGAATACGTGGAGGTGTACCTATCATATAAATATGTGCATCTTCATAGTCCATAGTTGCTGGCATGATTACTTCCTGAAACATTTCTCTCAAATGGCGCATATGACCTGCTTCATCACAAATAATGCAAGAAAGCTTTTCACCTCTTAGTTTGTTTACATCAGCAGCATTGTTGTTTCCAATTATGAGAATCCAACTTCCATTGTCAAAGTCGAGCTTTCCTCCATTTATTGTTCCATTATAGGAGAGACCAACTTTTTCTAAAACTTGTTCAAGTGGGTTTTTTATTTGTCTAACTGCAGCATCAAATGAACGGTTGATATATACGCAATGTCTATTAGGTCTTACCACCTCTTTTGCTAAAAGACGAGCAGCTAATTCTGTTTTACCTACACGTCTTGAACATAATGCCATAATGATTTTATCTCTATCATTGTCAAATACTTCTTGTTGTTTGTTATAAAGAGTTTGACGAATTCTATAATAAGTGAATTCCAAGTCTTTTGACATTTGCTTATTTACTTCTTCGTCAAGTTTAGATAATAATTCTGGAGTAAACATTGCTGCAGCCAATTTTTGACCAGGAATAGAACCTGGGTTCATTTTCGCTGCCTTCAAGTAGTTGTCTATAAACTGATGTAAAAAAGGCTTACCTGTTTTAGGGTCTGGGGCAAGTAATGAATTTCTAAGATAATCTTCAACAAATGGTGTAAGTCTTCCATTTATACCCAATTCTTTCTTCAAAGCAGCAGTTGCTTTCATAGAAGCAGAACGTTTCTGTAATGCTTCTGGTGTTGTTGAATTTTTTGTAGCTTTTTTCAAGGTTTCTAATTCTTTTTCTGTTAGAGTACCATCTGCTTTGCTTGTTCCTTTCTTTGGCATTATTTTACTACTCCTTCTTCTATATTTATTCCTTCAGATTGTAACCAATCGTCAATGCGAGAATAGATGTCATCACTACTGCAACCGGAAGTGTAATATACAAGACACGCAATTGAATATCTCGTTTCTTCAAGGACTTCTCTGCATTCTCCAATTGAAGTGATGTTTCTTGAAGTAATGTCTCCAAGTTCTTCTGTAATGTTTGCGCATTGTTCAAGTCTTGATTGAGCTTCTCCAAGTTCATCTGCAAGTCTTCTATTTGTTTCTGTTGCAACAGAGAGTTGTCCTCTAGCTGTATCAAGTTGTCGTCTATAATTGTTAGATTGGTCAAGGGTTCTAATCCAGGCCACTCCAAAGAATAAACAGAAAATGAAAACAAAACCAAATATAAAACTAAAATTCTTCTTCGCATTTTTCATATCTTTCCAAATCTTCTAAATCTAAATAGTTACCTTTGTCATCTTTGAGCCACCCCATTACATGAGTGTCTTCCCATTTTCTTTTAGGTGCATCAATTATATATCTGCATCTAAGAAAACAGAATGTTCCTAATTTTTTTGGGATATATAACTTATGATGCTTATTTTCACCTAAAAGAAATCTCATTACATATTCAGTCGCATCCAGAACTACCTCATCTAAATCTTCTACTATAACACCTCTTTGTTTGTAGATTGATTTACAAATGCAAGCGCAAGCTTTATAGACGCAAAACCAGATTGTTTCCATTTGGTCGCTATAATACTTGTCAGAATGTTTAGTTGTATCAGTGTGCCAATAATTATCTATAGCTTGCTGAAATACTCTTTCATTCTCTGCTAAATCTAAATTAGAGGGTACTTCTGGTATAAGACTATCCATTGACTAACTCTCCATTATTATTAGATTCATCTTCATAGATATGTTCAACTTTGATATAATCTTTACCTAAATGTCTAAGAGCACCAAGCGTCATTCCATCTGAAGAAATTGGTAATATATCTTCATTTACTTCAACTGTAATAATTGGAGAGAAAATTCCATCTTCATCATAAACTAAAACAAGGTTTTCTTTATACTCTTCAGGCATATCAAAATGCTTTATAAGCGCGTCACACATTTCTTTTACAGAATTAGGTTTCTCAATTTCTAAAAGCCAAGCTTGTGTTCCTTCAATATTTTCATATATAGATTTCTCTGGAATTCCACATAATTTTGCAATTGTTATAATTGCGCTACCACCTAAACAAGACTCATACATTCTCTTTTTAGCTAATTCTTGCTTCTTTACATTTTCTACAATCTTACTTACTTTGTTCGACATTTCTTTTCTCCTTACATCTCAAAATTGTTGTCTCAATCATTCTCTATTCTCCTTATAGATTATTTAGTTGAACTTCATATCTAACTTCATCTAATATTCTTTTCAAATATTCTTCTCCGCCATATTTTTGATAACCATAAATCAAATCATGAAGCAGGTCGTGCTGTTTACTATTTATCGCTATGAACTTATTTGGATCTGATATATCCTTATAATGCTCTTCGGCGTATTTTGTAGAATGAAGTCTATGATGTAATTGCCAGCGACCAGATAATTTCTTATGAGAAAGAAAACATATGTTTTTCTGCTCATTCATTTTAGTTTTTCTAAAAAGTTTCCAAACTTTAGAATTACGAAAATCTCTTTTCATTTTTTGCGTTTCGTTCAATTATTTCTTCCTCTCATCGGATGCATCGATTTCAAATCCAGCCACAACCTTGTACCATTTATCTGGATTTCCTCCCATTTCTAAAATCGTTTCTTTAGAATTGGCAACACCTTTCCAGTCAATCCATTTTTTACCAATTTTCTTTTGAAGTAAAAAGCCATACTTGTGATAAGTTTTTCTTTCCATTTGCTTCATAAATCTTTTCCTTATATATATAGACTTCCTATCAAATTAGTGGTATCCCTAACAGTAAGTTTAGCACCATCTTGTTCAAAGCCATTCTGTTCGAAAACGACAAACGTATTTGTATCAAGTAAAGAAACAAGAATACAAACATGACCATATTTGTTTGTTGATGTCTTATCATAAATAAGAATATCACCTACAGCAAAAGAATCGGTTGCTTTCTTTAGCTCACCTGGATTATCCCATAAGTCTTTTGCACCTTCTACTGCTGGTGGTTGTTTCTTTTCTAATACATCTTTTATATATTGACGAGCTAAATCAACACATTGATAACCAAATTTTCCATCAAAATCAACTTTTTTACCTAAGTTATTCACAATGAACCGCTTCAAAGTACAACCCATATTATTTCTCCTCAAATTTATAATAATAAGTACCATCTAAAGTAACTATAGAGTAACATTTATCTAATTCGGCCTGGCTCATATTATATACTGTATCTTTGTCAATATATTCAATACCAGCTGCGGATAGAGTTTCAATTTTACTTTTTGCCATTTTATTTGCTGATGAAACACCAGCAATACCTAAACATAATAGCATACCTACAAAGCATGCTGCAGGTAATACACCACTGGTACTATTCAGATAAGCAAAAATACCAGCTGCCAACAAAGCTAAAGCTAAAATAATAAAAAATACTGTCATAATTCATTTCTCCTTATATGTAATTAGTACAACTTTTTTAGAAAGTTTGATTTTTATGAATTATTGTTCATTTCTTTCGCTCCTTATAATATTTTCTATAGTATTTAGTATCAAGTACAAATTTCATTGTTGTTTTATATAAATCTCTTTTCATATAAAAACATTCTTCTTTTGGCGGAATATTATTTTCCACTGTTCTAAAAGGTAATACAATAAAATAGTCTTTATTCATAAATAGAAAATAATCATTTATTTTTACATCTGTTGCTTTATAATATATATTATCTGAGTGTTTCCAGCCATCACATAAAACTTCAAAATTTTCAAAATACTGACAAATCTTTATATCCCATATTTTTATTTTTCCGTCTGCTGTAACTTCAAGTACATCACCACCAAGGTAATTTAGGAAGTTATCATCATTTATAATAAACTTTGAATTAGGTTTATATTCTTGTAAAAAAGCTACAACTTCTGGCAGATATGCAGCTTCAATACTATTAGTCTTATTATTATCCTTATATTTCAAATAAGCTTCATGTGCTTTATAATATTTATCTTTTAGTTCATTCAAATTCATATATAATAATTAGTAAATATCTTTATTACATTATTATTTATCTTATTTATATTTATAATTACTATTAGTAAAAATATTGATTTTTACAATAAGGACCAACTTATTCATTTTGATATACTAATTTTTTTATAGAAATTGAGCCAGAAAATTGCCACATCTTTAGTGTGGCAAATGAATGACTCTAAAGAAAGATAACTAAATAATAAGAACGTTTGGAAAAACAGTTTGCTTGAAAACCTGTTATCCAAAGACTAGTGTTCAAATGGAAGATAAAAACGTAAGACCAAAAGCATCCTAGAAGAAGTATAAGTAACCGGAAATTAGAACCACACTTAGTATTCAGGGCACTACCGAGGCAGCCATTTAGGAACATAATAATTCAAGCAAAAAAAAACATAGAAACAAAATACGGTGGGAAGCATCGGAATTTACGCCTATGGAGAGTGTATAGAGTCTTTCAAAAAGCGTTTCGCTTTGCGAAATAGACAACATTCAGAGAAGTAGGAAACCACAATAGGCGACTAGTGGTAGGAATGTCCTCGGTCTTTAGCCGAGGGCAGGCTTCAAAGAAAAAGGCAAATTACCTATTGACCTTTTGCCGCTAATATTATATAATAATGAACAATAAGGAGTTATTGCATTATGAAAGAAATTGAACAATCTATTTTCATTGAACTAACTGATGATGAGCCTTTTGGCTGTGAAGTTATTTTGTACAAAGATGGTACATCAGAACAAATATTTATGATGAATGCGGCAATAAAATATCATAAATTTTTGTTATAAATTCATTTTCTAAATAAAAAAGGTTATATATATATATATATAGATTGTACTAATTATTTACTTTCTGAGCAAAATAACTAATTTATTATACAACCTTTTCAAACAAGTTGTACTAATTATATATAAAGCGAGTAACCTATCTATGGTACC